CCATACATTGGATTAGCCATAAGTCAATCCCCCTTTCTTAACCTTGAGTCCACACAGCATGAGCTTCAGGCATACTGAACTCCATACCAGCTTCTGTGAGAATTAAATCGACTCTACGGTCAACACCAGAATTTTCAAGTGTTTGCACACCTACATAAACTGCTGTATCACGGTCGACACCATTACCAACTAGTGGTCTATATGCACATTGTTTCATGTCACAAGCAAGAATCTTAACATGTGTTCCATCTAGGTGAATGTTTCGTACTATGTTCATGTCACCATAAACAGTATTAATAACACTCACACCAAGACCTAATACACTCTTCTTGGCAGATACATTAAGTTCTGAATAATAATTATTAATATTATTACTAGTATCGTTACCAATCTTAAGATTTTGAAGTGCGTACCCACCAAGTTTATGCATCCAGTTATACACATCTGTAGACACGAAGAATACAGTGGCATTACCGTTGTTATAACGAGGGTCTAGATAGTTTGACAAGTCATCCAAGAAATCATCTTGAGATTTAGCTGTAGTCCATGTGAATGCATTTCCTTTACTTAAGATGAAGTCAACTGCACCTTGAGTATAGTTAATGCCACCATTACTAGCTTGTGCACCAAACAACAATGATTGCTCAATGTCATATTTATGCTCAATTAGCTTTTCTTTCCACACACGAGCCCACTCACTAGAGTCATACTTTAATGAAGTTGCACGAGCAGTGTTAGTCATTGCACATGAAGTTTTCCAGATTTGAGTAAATCCAAATCCAGTTGAAAAAGGCTGGTCTTCCCAAGTTTCTGGATAACCAGAACCTTCAGAATGAGCAGAACCTACAACATAACAACGAGCACGCTCTAATTGGTCATGAATATTAAATGCTGAATATTCAGCAACAGTTAAAGCATCCATAGGTTCTTCAGCAGTTCCAGTTGCACCCCATCCAGCAAGTTCATTATTACCTGTTGCTGATAATGGGCGAACTATTGACAATTCAAGATTAACTGCCAATGCATCACTACTATCTTTTACCTGTACAACTCTACCAACAACATAGTCTTCAACATCAAATGCTAAGGCAGCACTATTAGCAGCATCACCTGCGGCAAATGGAATCTTAACTAATTGATTAGGCAAGAAGAAAATTGGCTTTGTTCCAGCTGAACCTACAGTCATATCAGATTGACCCTGAATATGCTGAACATTACCTGAAGATTTAAAGTCAGTTTTCATTTCTACCCATATTGTATCACCAAGACCATCAACAATACTTGATGTTACAGTTGCTTCTGTACCTGCTATAGCGCCTTCACTAGCGCCCCATCCAGTTACATAGCCATATCGTTTGTGGTAAGAACCTCTACGCTCAGTAAATTTGAACGATGGGTCATCAGTTGGTTTTTTATTTACCATGCTTACGAATCGAAAAAAAGGGTCTTGAGCTATTGCTAACTCTGACAGTTGATTCCCGAAAGCATATTTTCTCCGCAGGTCACCAGTGGGGGTATTCGTTGCCCCATCTGACGAAGGCGAAGCTACATCAGTGACAGTTAAGTCACTTAATTGAAATAAATCAGCCATGATTTATAACCTCTACTTTCTTATTTAGATTAATAGAGCTATTCTCCAAAGATATTTAATCCACCATCAACACTTTTTAATGCATCTAAAAGCTTATCACCTTCAGATTTATTTACATTACCAGCATTGTTAGTACCACTATTGCTTTGAGGAATGCTCCGAACATTCTTCATCTGCCTAAGAGTATCTTCCTTGGTATTGTTTGCTATATTTTGTTGAACCTTATCTCGGTTAACCAACCAATATGCATCTTCCAAAGTCATTTTATACCCTTTGGCCTTATCCTGAAAATCCTTGAACTGCTCATTAGTAAGCTCGTGCTTTTTCTTAAAGCTCTCCTCGGCCATTTTCATTTTTTGACCAACTTGTGCTTGATGAACTCGCTGACGCTCACTCTTTACATGAGTTTGCATTCGTTTTTCTACTTGCTGATTAACCATTTGGCTCATCACCTTAGCAGAGTCGGATTCAGGATTGGTAACAGCTTCATGGCCATCAAAAACAAAGTCTTCATCTAATTTAAGCTTACTTTGAACGGTCGCATCAGGTTTACCACCAGATTCGAGATAGTCCTTAATATACGGAATTAGATTAGGGTCTTTTTCCATGACCTTTAACAGAGGATTTAAAGGTTCAAGCTTTTTAAGCTTGGCTGCCATCGTCTGTGCTTCTCTAGTAGAATCGCTGTACCGCTTCTTCCAATCCGTATTATCGGCTTGGGGTTGTTCTACTTGAGATTCCTTACTGTCACCAGACAAAGAGGTGCTCTTTTCAGAGGTTACCTGCTGTGTTCCAGTAGGGGAAATTTCATCAACTATTGCTCCATTTACTTTATCTTCTAACTGTCCGAAGAATGAATCTGGAGAGCTTGAAGTAGAATCGTCACCTTCCAGGACGGATTCTATATCAAGGTTACTGCCTTTTTCGTTCTTTGCCATAATTGGCTCCTTCCAATCTTCGTAACTTACGAAGGTTTGTTGTTCTTAGTCAAATCAGCCATACTTTTCTTAAAATCTTGCGAGGCAGAAGTAGCTTCCATTTTAGCTTTATCTCTTAATGCCTGTTGCTGTCCTTCAGTTTTTATATAACTCTTTTCTATTCGACCCTTAGTGTCATTTACTTTTTTATTAACTTCCATAGCACCCTGAAGCACTTTAGATTTAATGCCTGCTTGAATAAGTTGTCGTTCGAGTGTTTCAATAGCTCCATCTTTATCAGACATACCTTCTTGTAATGATTGTATTTGTCCCTGAAGCTGACTAATAATACTTTTACGCTGCATAATCTTATCCTTATTTCTAATATCAGTTTCAGCTAATACTGCTACATCATCTACGACACCTAATTGCATTAACTGTTTTAATTCTTCTAAGTAGGCCCATCTGTTTACTGGCATAGTAGACCCTGAAATCATTCGCACGTCAAACTTAGCTGTTTCATAGTCCATAAATTTGCCTATACCTATTCCCATATCATTGTACATAGGTTGATTAATTTCTACTTCTTTTACATTATTGTTAGGCTGCACAATTCTAAATAATTTATGAGCTGTATATACTGCTTGAGAAAATTGAGCAGTTACTTTACCTACTTGACGAAGTGCAGGTTCAATACAGTTATTTAACCAATACTTAATCCTTCGAGTGCCATACTCATCCATAGCTAGCATTCCACGATATGTGTCGTGCTGTCCACCAGTGTCTCCCATCATTGAAGAATAAATACCTGCTAGATATTCCATATCCTGCTTACCTTCATTAACTATACCAAAAAATGCATTATTTAAAGGTGCTGGCATTACAGGTGAAGGGGCTGCAGCGCCAGGTCTTACTGGCAATAAAGCTCCTGGAGCAGAAGAATACTTTTCCCAATAGTCTTTATCTATAGCTCCTTCTTCATGCATCCATCTAAGTGACGAGCCTAAAGCCGCATTATGAACCATAAGCTGATGTGCTTTATTCATTTCTTGTTGTTTTCCTACTAAAGGAGATACAGCTGAAATAGGATAAGGTGTCCCTGTCCATTTATAATGAAAAGGAATTAATGGATAATCTTTAACATGTGCTGGCAAGAATACTTCAGATATTGTTTTGTCGCCAACGACAATAGTTTGTTTTAACCTATCATCATAAAACTTAACTGCATCTACAATCATAGCAGAAAAAGTATCATCTTTTTCAAGAATCTTAAATTCTTTTTCACTTATAACTTTATTTTCTACTTTAGAAGATTCATTTTGCATTTGAGATATGCGTTCTTGATAAGCAGACTCTAGCTGCTGTTGCATTAATTTTTGTTCTTTTTCAAGCTCAATTTGCATTCTTTCAGGAAGCATTTCTTTTGCATCAACAGCCTCCTGCATTTCTGTTTGCTTTTCTAAAAATGATATTTGCATTTCTTGTTGCATTTCTTGCATCGAAACTTGAACTTGCTCTTGTATTGATGCTAATTCTTCTTGAGAAGGAGGGATTCGGTAAAAAACATTCATATATGGAAGTTTTACTTTTTCGTATACTTCATAATATTCCATTAAAGTATTACCATCATTGTCCTCAGCAATAGACCCTTTCATAGTAGTCCCTGCAGTAACTATATTACCAGCAGCGTCAACTCCAGAATAAGAACCTCCTTCAAGACTTCCAGTTCCCCCAGAGATTATATCTTTATAAGAAAAGTCTGACTGTGTATCATCGTAAGCTTTTTCTGAATAATTTCTATCATGACCATATCTAGCATTGGCATTGTTTATTTTTCTTGATGAATCAGGAAACTTTTGTTTTAAATGCGCTTTGGGCAAAATTTTACGAACCATAATAAATGAAGCATCTCTAAATAGTATATCACGAGACTTTTCATCTACAAATATATCAAAAGGGTCTGGTTGCTCTATAACAACCTCACCAAGGCCTCTATCCTTATCAGCATCTACTGTAAGTAGTAACCATCCAATAGATTTAGTAATAGAATCATTAATAGCATTAGAAAATATTGTTTGGCCATCTGAAAGGTCCCATATGTAGTCAGCTACATCAGAGAATACATGCGC